TGAATAATCAGCTGAAAGCCACTGTTCCCCCTCCTCAGGAATGAAAATCTTTCTTATTTCTATACCCATTTCCCCCCTGATTGGAATCTGCTGTAAGTTGGGACAGTACATGGAGAATCTTCCGGTAACGGTTCCTCCACTGTCCCCCCTGATTTGATTTATGTGTGAGTGTATCCTGCCATTGTGTATATATTTGGCTATACCATCTATGAATGTACCCTGTAGCTTGTTGAATACCCTCGCCTTGGTGATAAGACGTGGAAGCTCATGCTCATGGGTTTCCAGGAATGTCTGGGTAAAACTAGGAGCCTTTGTCTTTTCTGTCATTGGATACTCCAAGTTAAGGGAATCAAACGCATTTGCGACTGACCTAGCTGACCACAAATCCACGTAGGATCCTGTCAAATCTTTCACTCTTTTTAAAATTTTTTTCTCCTTGTTCTTAAGTTTGTTTTTTAAAGCAAAGGCCTTTGTCATATCAACCCTTACCCCTTTCTTGGTCATGTTGAATATGACATTAATAAGGCGACATTCTATGTCGTAGATACCCTGAAGAGAGTCCTTTTCTATTTCAATCTTTAATCTTTCATGCAGTTGTAAAGTTAGCCTAGCATCTGCCTCGGCGTATTCCCCCACAAATTGCGCGTTCATTTTGTACATCTCACTCTTGGGATCCAGTCCCAATTCAGCCGCGGCTTTCTTAAGGGTTGCTTCGTTTTTGTACTCTCCTAGATATTGTGAAGCTATGCTATTAAGGGCGTATGAAAATCTATTCTCATCAATGAGAGCTGCCGCAATCATTGTATCATGTATATATCCTTTTACTTCTATTCCTACTCTCCACAGCCACCCAATATCATATTGAGCGTTATGAAACACTTTGTCTATTGAATCGTCTTCACATACAGATTTAATGTATTTTAGGACAGCTTTCTTGTCCATATTTCCACCACCATCATGATCAATGGGATAATAGGCACTGAATTGACCATCAGATATGGCAATACCTATGACCTTTCCTATGCCCCGTGGCCAACCTGGGCCCATTTTCTTTAGATCCGTATCGCAAGTCTCCAAGTCCACAGCCACCACCGGTCTTTCCTTCATGGAAGGAAATTCAGTGGGATGAACCCACTCGGATTTTATGGTGTTAGCAAAGATAAATTCATTTTGTTTCATATTTTTCCTCTATTAATAATTGTGCATAGTGTATTACTTTTTCCACGTCCTGTTTTCCTCCCTTGATACTGTGCCTGGTAATGTACTTGACAATGTTTCCTTCATACCAACCAAGCTTGTTCTTTACGATGTAGTCACTTGGCTGAATCGTCATTCTTTTATAATGGTCTCCTCCTATTTGCTTGTCACGCGCACTCATATTTTGAATCCTCCGTAATTTTGTGGCTCTATTACATGCAGCTGTTCTTTTGCGCGAGTTGCGCCTACATAAAAGACCCTGTGTGTATCATCTGGGTTAATTTCCATTTCCTCCCTGTTGGCGCGGGAAAGATCCGTGAATAGCATGACGTTGTCACACTCCCCTCCCTTGGACATGTGAATGGTACTTAAGTTAATAAGGGGATCAAAGGATAAAGTCTTGTTGACTTTTTCCAGTGATCGTATGTATTCTATGTTTCTGCTTCCTATTTTATCAAACACCACATCCCAAGGCGTGCCGGACGCGCATAATCCGTGATGCATCGTTAACTCCTCAACTCCATACATCTGATCCTCATTTAATGTGCTTAAATTCTTATATCCCCTCTCAACACCAGTCTTGGTTGGGAGGTAACTGTATATGTAAGATACCTCATCATATGAAAGTTCATCTCCCTCGTTCAGTTTTTTCCATGCATCTATGGCTGACAGTATTTCCTTCTTGACAGGAAGCTTGTTGTTTTTCTTGTATGCCAGTCCCTGTTGTCTTAGGTTTTCCTCAATCTCGTTCAGCATGTAACCGCACGGAGCGAGGACAAGCCATTTTCCTATGCTTAAATCAACAGGATCAGGATATGCGTGCAGTTCAGCTATGCCTCGTGCGCTTCTTGGCAACCATTCCTTGTTTCTTCTGTTATCTATTCTTTTTACTATAGAGTCCGCAATTCTGTGAACAGCGCGAGGACATCTGTATGATTGTTTAAGAATGGTTACATTCCCTTCCATATTTATGAAATGTTCAATGCTGGCACCTGCCCACCTGAAGATGGCTTGGTCATCATCCCCGCTTATGTAAACTCTCTTGGCATTCTTCCATATCTTGGAACACATTTCCCATTGAAGGTTGGTTAGATCCTGTGCTTCATCAATGAACACTACTTCCAACTTTGGAGTAGGTCCTGTCTCAATCCACAGTGACAGCATGTCAGTGAAATCGTGCTTGTTATTGTTATGTTTATAATCTTCTAGTGCCCTATAGGCCCTTAGCAATTCATACCAATTAAAATTAAAATTATTTTTATTGTAAAATTTTTCCAGTTCCATGCATTGATTTCTGCATTTAGTTATTTCCTTCAATAGCTTATTATCCGTTGTAATTATTCCTGTGTCCTCCCAGTCCTGAGTGACAAATTCCAGGTCAACCCCGGATTCAGCCGAGAATGATTTATAATCCTTTGGATTCATTATTTCTGTTTTTGCCATTCCCAGTTGCCTCTTGCCAAATGCGTGCAGTGTACAGAAGTAAGGCAAATCATCATCAGTCAAGCTAAATTTTTCTTTGGCCCTGTCACGTGCTTCATTGGTGGCTTTGGTGGTAAAGCTGAAGAATCCAATTTCATTTGAATCAGCAGTCTTCTCCTTTAGCTCCCGGTCCACTATCCGCAGAAGTTCCTCAGTTTTCCCCGTGCCGGGTGGGCCCAGTATGATGTTAATCTCTGCCATGAAAATCACACCTTCCGTCATTGTACACGTACAACAGTTTCACTCCCAACTGATTTTGGTAATCACTGACTACCCTGCTTATCCTGTATCCTTTTTTTGGACCGCTCTTTCTTATGGAAACACTCTTGACGTCCAGCTTTAAAACCTCCCCATTTGAACGGTTAACCGCTATCAAATCCATTGGGTCATTGTCCTGTGTCTTTATGTACACCAGGTAATTTTGTTTTATCAGCCACGCAGCGGCAACAAATTCACTGTGCTGACCCTTCATTATTTTACTAAAATGGTATGTCATCTTTTTCCTCCCTATCAAACTCTGAGTCCTGTTTAGGGAAGGCCGGAATGCCCCATACATTTACGCCCTTGCCCTTGATCTTAAAGAATTCCGACCTGAATCCCTCTATGTTTTGTATTTCCGCTATGATCTGCCCTGTGTTGCTGAAATGGTTGAACTTCTGCCTGATGAGATAGGCATGCAGGTCCTGAAGCCTGAAATAGGTTACATTGTAGTCCTTCGCCTCGGTGTCATCCTGTGTCCACGGTCTTCTTATAAGTATTTCTCCCCTGTTTTTTGCCTGTGCCCTTTCAGTGCAGAACTCCTGGAGGTGAGCCATGAACTGTCCGGACACAGACCCGTCACTGGAAACTTTTGTAATTTGAGCCTTTTTCATTTTCTCGTTTACTAGTTTTTGCCAGTCAGACGTCTTCATCAGCGGAGGCATAATGGTCAATACGTCCATTGCGCGCCGCTGAAACTTTGTTTGTATCTGTAATTCCTCAGTGCTTAACTGAATCTTGTAGTCATCTTCATCAGGCGTATCATTGGGAATTTCAAGAAACCACTGTGGAGGCTTGGTGTCCAGCTTGGTCAGTTCCCCCAATGCCTGGGCCAAATCGCTGCCATCTATTCCGTATTTCCTGAGCTTGCATATGATGGAATTGCAGTAGGAAACAATGGGTTGATCCTTGCACTTATAGTTATAATCCTTCTTGTTGAGTTGTGATACTACAACGGTTACTTCCTTGTGATCCAATGGTGGTTCCATATATTTCTGATTATATTTCTCCAGTAAATTCTCCCAATTTGTGGGGTCGAACTTTCTCAGGTAAACTCCGATGTTGAACAGTCCGTTGTTGCGAGTTCCCTCCGGAAATCCCTGATCACACAGTGCCTGAAGGCACGGCGGTCCATCCTTGATGGCCTCGTCATCAACAGTAACTTTTACTTTTTCTATGTCTTCCACGCTGTACCTGTCGTACATCGCGTAAAATTCCTTTAACGTTGCCGGCTCCCCGTTATTCTTTATGGCAAACCTGACTGTCTTTCTTGAATGGTAATAGGGAAGATTCAGGAAATTTCCCACGTCACCCTTTTCCGGCTGAATGCCGGATTGCTTTGGAAATATTTCCGCTTTTGATTGACCAAGAAGCGCCGCAATTGCGGAAAGCTTGTTTCTCATGGT